ATTAATAAATGATTGTGGTTGGTTTTTGCCAAGAGAAGATAATATAATGTTTTCTAAACAATTTGATTATCGAAAAGATGGAAAACTTAATGTTCATAAAAAACAAAAAAATCCGTATGTTTCTATATGGTTTTCTGGTTCGATTGTTATTGTTGGATTAAAAAATAGAAAAGAAGCAAATGATATTTATGATTTGGTAATTGAAGATATAAAATCTTTAAGGAGTGGATTAATATGATAAGACTATCATCAATGTTTATGGTTGTGTTTTTTTTGGGAGCAATTGGATTGGGAGTGATGCACGAGCAAGTCCACGTTGCAATTTATTCAGGATATGGAATTGAAAGTCATGTGGAATATTTATCCCATTTCCCAAATTTTGTAACAATAGCAGAAGAACCATGCCCAACAGAAATGTGTGAGTTTGCGCAGAACCTTAATGAGATTATTGGATATCCATTGTTAGTGCTGTATGTGGTGTTTGGGATTTTTTGTGAGATTTTGATTATTTTAAAAGAAGAGGAGATGCTATGGTAGACCCAAAACAAGTATGTGTGATAAACAAGACAGAGAAGAAAATCGGAGCAAATGGCCAGTCATACGATTACAAGAACCTAGTAGTCCAGGGCCTAACAATGAAAGAAACAAAAGAGGTATTCGACGAAGAATGGAAAAAAGAGTAAGAAAATTGGAATATTGGAATGTTAGTGATTGGAGCATGGATGCTTATCGCTGTTTGATAGTTGACACTTACAGATTCTCAAAAGTTTTAGGAGATGATCCAATAGAAACAGATACTATTTTTGAGATTATGAGATTAGCACTAGAAACAGCTAAATTAAATATTTGGGATAAATTCTAATGGAAGAAAAAATAAGAAAGACATATCATTTCTCAGGGTATACCCAAAGAGTTCACTACCTTCTAGAATCAAAACAGATTTATTTTATTGATTGTACGTGTGGGAATTTTAGCGGAGTGTATCGACCAAAAGAAATTGTTAATGGGAAAGTAATAAGAGAAGCAAGTTGGTTCCCAGGCAAACGATTAAAGAATAGTGGCCAGTTTTCCGATAAGAGATTTTATGCAGAACCTTGCAAACATTTGAAGCCAATAATAGACATCGCAGCAGAGCAAGGATTCACATTGAAGAAACCCAAACCAATGGAAGGGACCGACAAATGCGATACAGAGTTAAGAAGAATTATTTTTGATAGGTCCGGAGGAATTTGTGAGATGCTAGGATGTGGCCATCCAGGGATTGAGTGTCACCGTAAAACGAGGGGAAATTCTGGAGGATTATATAATCAGGATAACTGTGTTTTACTGTGTAAAGAACATCATAAATTAATGCATTCGGGAGAATTTAAATAGATGGTTTTATAAACAAGCCATTTGTTATTACATCATGGGAAAAAGATGGAAAAAAGGTTCTATAATTTGGAGTAAAGAAGTTTGTTATGCACTTAATGATTTAAAGAAAAAGGGATTGGTTAAGACGCAAACGAATGATTAAGCGTTGTAACCTCTACGGAGTAGAAAACATAAGTTCGCAATAACCGAAAGATATATAAAGGAACTATACGTAAGAAAAACATGGAAAAGACATTAAGTGATAAAAGAATAATAGTTGATGAAGCAACTGAAATAGATGCAGAAATTGTTTACCTATTGAGAAGTGATGTTAAATATTATCTAAATAAATTTATAGAAGGAATTAGAACAAACCCAATAGGATATATGCAAGAGACTGGAGAGGGTAGAATAGTAATTGCAGATTGGGAAAAGTTAAAGCTATTAGAATTAGAAACTTTCGGGGAGGACTTGATATGAGACCACACAAAAAGAAAGGACAAAAAGTAAAAGCTAAACCTTTACCAGTAGAGATTAACCAAGATGAATATGTAGAACTTCTAAAGGTTACAGAATTTATGCACCACAAAGTAGCATTTATGTTAGGGTTTGAATCTGGATTAAGAATAAGCGAGATAGTAAATCTACAAAAAGCAGACTTCGATTTCGGCAATAAACAAATACGAGTAAACATGGGTAAAAACTCAAAAGATAGAATAGTTAGTTTGCCTTTGTCTTGGCAACCTGCACACATTAATTTTATACCTCTTAAATGCCAACAAAGAGCATTACAGAAAGCCTTTATCAAATCAGCAGAAATAACTGGACTAAAGAAGAAGAAGCCTAAAATTCATTTCCATTCACTTAGGCATGGGTTTGCTACAGAATGTATAAGAGCAGGGATAGACATATCAACAGTTTCAGGATTGCTAGGACATTCAGACATTGCAACAACTTCAATTTATATTAATCTTTGTCCAGCTGAAAGGATCGCACAGTATAGAAATAAATTTGGGAGTAGAGGAAAATGAGTGAAGGATGTGGAAAAGATATGAAAGTATATTTTGATAGTGAATATCCAGAAAAGGGGTTTTCAATGGAGAAATGTCAAAAGGGATTTATTTGTTCTGATTGTACAAAGATAAAAAGAGCAATTGAAGAAATGAAAATAAATTTTCCCAAAACATTTGGAATGACATTTGAAGATTTTGAAAAAAGAATATCTACTCCTGAGATGAAAATCTTGGTGAGAGAATTAAGAAAGAGATTTGGACATGACGACGCATTAAATGTCTCAAGCGAGGTGGAAGATGACAGGAATTAAGATAATTGGAGTAAAAGTTGTAGGACTTTGTAGCAAGTGCAGAAAAGTTGGAGATGAAATTCCAAAGTATAATAGTGGTGGGATTATCCCAGATAAAGATATTTCTTGTATTAATGAAGCCTTTGGCGACGCCTTACATGAAAATGACGGAGTTGATGAAAAATGATTCTCCCACACGCTAAAATAGAAAGATATATAAACCAACACCATCTACTTAGGTGTGTAAGATGATAGATAAAAAATATATTGCAGGATTTATAGATGGAGAAGGATGTATAATTTTTGGAAAACATAAAGATAAAAGATTGATAAGAGGATTTACAATTTATTATAGAGTAGGCGTTAGTAATCAAAATAAAGAAGTTTTAGAAGAAATAAGAAAAAGGTATGGTGGAATAATCTCAAAAAAGAAAAATGAGAATACTTGCTGGGAACTAATAATAGCTAAAAGAGAAGAAATGAAAAATATACTTGCTGACATGATTCCACACTTAATAGTAAAAAAACAAAAAGCTAAGGAGTTATTAAATTTATTAAAACAAAGGGATAAAGAAGGAAGGTTGTTGTCTAAAAATACATTAAACTTGTTAAATAAAAATAAAGCATGGGGTATCAAAGCTTAGAAACAACATGGAAAAACTAAAAACATTACAGGATATTGATTTTGATGATGATTGTGGATTTGGAGTTTCACACGTCAGAAGAGATACTTTGAGAAAAGAAAAGCTAAAGAAACAATTAAATTCGCTTACCAAACCTTTCACGAATAGGAGTAAGAAATGAGAGTATTAATAGCCTGTGAAGAAAGCCAGGCAGTATGTAAGGAGTTCAGAAGATTAGGTCACGAAGCTTACTCTTGTGACATTCTACCATGTAGCGGAGGGCATCCCGAATGGCATATCCAGGGAGATGTTGAGTCATTATTAGAACAAGAATGGGATATGATTATTGCGTTTCCGCCATGCACACACTTAGCAGTAAGTGGAGCTAGACATTTTGCGAAGAAGATTGCAGATGGAAGACAACAACAAGGTATAGATTTCTTTATGTTATTCGCTAATTGTAAATGTCCCAAGATAGTAATAGAAAATCCAGTTTGTATTATGTCTAGTAAATGGAGAAAACCCGACCAAATAATACAACCTTTTATGTTTGGACACGAAGCAAAGAAAACAACATGTTTGTGGTTAAAAGGAGTTCCAAAACTAGAGCCAACAAACATAGTCGGAGAAGGGGAGTTTTATGTCTCACCCAACGGAGCAAAGATGGCTAAGTGGTCACATGACCCAGTAGGTGAGAATGGAAAGAAGATAGCTTATAATTCACCAGAAATCAAAATACTAAGAAGCAAAACCTTCCCTGGTGTGGCTATGGCAATGGCAGAACAATGGGGTGGTTCGCTTAATGATTAATATGGGAACTGAACAATATAATGTACAAGAAAACGAGAAAGTTGAACATAGTGATGTACAACTATTATACGGAGATTGTTTTAAGGAGATGGAGAAGTTAAAACATGGGAGTATAGATTTGATAATAACCGACCCACCATACGGAACAGTTAATGGAATAGCGTCTGGTGATTTTGAGCATGGGATGAAAGACAAGACAGAATGGGATAAAGTCTTAGATATAAAAGAGATTTTCAATTATGCAAATAGAGTTTTGAGAAGAAACGGAAAATTAATTCTATTTAGTCAAGAGCCATATACATCAAAATTAATAACCGAAGCAATACCAAATTTACAATTCTGTTATAGAATGGTTTGGGAGAAAGACCATTTTGCAAATAGCCTTATAGCAAAAAAAGCACCAGTTAGTTATTATGAAGATATTTTAGTTTTTAGTAAAATGAATCCGTTACATGATACCGAATTTATACATCCATTAAGACCATATTTTAAAGAGGTGTTTGAATTTATTGGATTAACAAAAAAGAACATAGTAGAAATAGTAGGACAAGGTGCAGACCATACTTTTAGATTCGGAAGTTCTCAGTTCAGCCTATGTACAAAAAAGACATACGGTAAAATAGTAGAACATTTTAACATAAACAATATGGATAAATTTATTAACTTTGAAGAATTAATTAAAATAGATAAGCCATTTAAGAGTAGCCATAATGAAGAATTAAATAAGATAAATCCATCAATATTTAACCTGCCAGTTGATAAAAAGATTAAATCCAATATACTAAAATACAAGAAAGATTATGACGGATTTCATCCAACACAAAAACCAGTAGATTTACTAAAAGATTTAATTAGAACTTATTCAAATAAAGGAGATACTGTCTTAGATTTTACAATGGGTTCTGGTTCTACTGGAGTAGCTTGTGTTAATTTAAACAGGGATTTTATTGGAATGGAACTTGATGAAAAATACTTTGAGATAGCTAAACAGAGGATTGAGGATTCGCCTAAGCCTTACTAAACGCACTATGGAAATAAATAATGATTTTTTAACAAAGCAGTTGAGATACTTAAAAGAATACAGGGCAGAAATATGAAAACATATGTCAGCGATACTTTCCCATTAGAAAAACTAGAATGTGCTTATATGGATATTTGTGGAGACTATCGACCAGCGCATCAATGCAAAGGAGAGAAGAAAGTTTGTTCGTATACTTATCCATGCGAATTAAGGCAATGGTTTAAAGAAGTGATACTGGATAGAATCCCAAAAAAGAATCTCGAACTTCAAGTAAAATTATTATTCGATGAACATGGTAGACGAAAAAAACGTTAAGAGGGGCAAGAAGTCCAAAGCCCAGGGAGCAATTTTTGAGTTACGAGTACGTTCTGACCTAGAAGAAAAGGGTTGGACAGTTGACAAGTGGACGAATAATGTGGAACCTGGACATGTTGAAGGAGTCGGAGGATTAAAAATAGAGGATATTGAAGTTAAGAAGTGGGTACATCCGAAATTAATCAGAGCAAAAAATAAATGGGCAGGACCAGGCAGACCAATCTCCCAGGGCGCAGGATTCCCAGACTTTGTTGTATTTAGACCAAGTAACTTTGAAAGATTCGGATGTTCTGAATGTAGAAGAGTTATAAATGTAAATAAAGAACTTGGACAGATATACGAAGTGATTGGGGTCGAATCAAAAATCGGTGGAGAATTATCCAAAATAGAAAAAGAAAAATGTAAGTGGATGCTAGACAATAATATATTCAGTAAGATTCTAATTGCAGAGAAAACAAAGGTGAAGAATAAAGTAGTGATCGTTTATCATGACTTCAAAGAAAAATACTGGAGATTCTATGAAAACTCAAAAGACTAAATTTGCCTATATGGTATGCATCAAACCAAACATTTATGTTTGTCTAATTTCATAAGGGCGATGATTGCATAAGGCACATCTGCAGGAGTCCTTGTCTTTTGAGACAAAAACCAAAACCACAAAGTTTAAATAGCAAAATATATGTTTATATTTATGGGTGATTCTAACAGGAAGAACATAAACGTTGCAACTCTTGAGAAGGTTAAGCAATTTCTAAAAAAACAAGACGAGCCAGTATTCAAATCAGATATAGTGAAGGGCGCAAGTGTGGACTTTTATTCTGTTGGGATAGCGATAACAATGCTAAACGTTCGAATCAATAAAGATGGGAGAATTAAACTCAAATGAACTGGGATAATATTAAAATTGCTTTGAGGAATGGTGAAAAAATCACAAGACCAAGCTGGGAAGCAGAACATTTTTGGGTTTTAAGTGAAGATGGACTTGAGAGGATTGTATGTCACGACGGAACTCATGCGAGAGTACACCTTCGACAAACCGAAGTATTTGATTGGAAGATATGGAAAGATGTGAATCAGTTAGATAATATAAACAGAGCAGTAACAACTTATATTATGAATAATAGAGAAATACCAAACACGATTAGACTTGGAAAAAAACTTAAAGACAAATTTGGAAAATCATTAAAATTATTAGGGATGGATGTTCTTATTGATGATACACTTGATCCAGAATCTTTCCATGTTTATTTTGGGGCATTAGAATTTGATATTTTTTGTGATGGGATATATGAGACTAAAGAAGGAAGATTTATTCAAGTCAAGGAGATAACATATTATAATAATTTTCCATCTGAGACTACTCCAAAACAAATAGCATGCATAGTCGTAAGTGAAGCAACAGTGTTCGCAGGAGATTCCAGAACAACAATAATGAGAGAAGTTTGTACAGAATCCCAATTCAGAGAAAAAGTGAGGTCAAGAGTATGTTGGAGATAATTAATCAAAAAAATATGAATTTCTTAATTGAGATTTCAAAAAAGCCTAGGAATATTTCTGAGTTAGCAAAACGTTGTGATTTGGCGTTGAGTGCTGCATCAACATTAATATCCAGGTGGGCAAGATCAAACATAGTCAACAAAACCGAAGGAGATGGAAAGCGCGGGAAGGAAATTGTTATCACACTTACAGACTATGGCAAATCGCAGATCAAACTTTTAAAGGAGATTAAGAAAAATTATCATAACAACAAAAATGGAGTCTTGAGTGATATAGAGTTGACGGCTGTTAATTTAACAAGGAGTCCACAGGAATGCTGCGAGTTTAGTAAAATTGAAGAAACTGAGAAGGGAGGTGAAAATGCCCTACGCAAAATATCATAGAAAAGAGAAAGAGAAAGAACGATCACTTAAGAGGAAGGAGAGTTATAAACATAAAGGATACAATCCTAAGAGTATTGAAAATGGCTTTAAAAAAGGACACAAATTACAAAGCGGGAATAAACATTGGAATTGGAAAGGTGGAATATCTTCTAAAAATATAAAAATAAGAAATTCTATGGAATATAGATTATGGAGAGAAGCGGTATTTAAAAGAGATAATTGGACTTGTAGATTTTGTGGGCAAAGAGGTGGAAACTTAAATGCAGACCACATCAAACCATTCGCCTTATTCCCAGAATTAAGATTTGCTATAGATAATGGAAGAACACTCTGTAAAGAGTGTCATAAAACTACAGATACATTTTCAGGAAAATTAAACAAAAAAAAATGGAGGTAAAAAATACATGGTACAGAATAAACTAGACGAAACATCTAAGTTAACATACGACGAGCGAAGAAAAATCCTATTGCAGAAGAAATCCAACGTCATGGAGAACAAGACTGAGGAAGTTATTGGAGACGAATCCAAGAACATAGAAGCAGTAGAATCCAAACTCGTGTCAACAGTCAAATCCAGCATGGAAGTTGAGTATACTGAAGAAGGAATCAAACTTGCATACAAAGGCCTAGTCCAGGAGAAAACATATCACGACAAACATCTTGTTGAGATGAATAACAGCCTAAAAGAAGCAGGCGAAATGACTCCAGAGCTAACAAAGCTAAAAGAGGACTTGCAGACAATTGCTAAGATAGACCAAGCGGAGAAATCCAAAAAGGAAATCGAATCAACTGAGGACAGGCTCAAAATAGTCAACAAAGAAATCAACGAAATCAAAGAAGAAATCGGGTCCCAATTAAAGCTTTAATTTCAAAACAAATTTTATTTTTTATTTTTTATCGTTCAAAAATATTGAACACGCTGAACAGGAAAGCGTTCAAAAATCCTGAACAAACACAATGGTATTAGAAAGGCATCCAAAAACAGGAAAATTTGCAAGAGAAATCCCAGAAGGCGAAGCTCCGGATATAGAGGAAGATGATTAAAATGGCAAAAATACATCTTAAATCAAAAATAGAGCAAATAGAAAATTTAAAACTTAAAGATATTGAGACTGTTGGAGAACTTATTGATATTCTTAAACAGCATAAAAAGTCTATGTGGAAAAAACACAAGGAGAAAGCGAAATGATAAACAAAATATTGTGCTGGTTGTTTGGGCATCAAGAATATAATCAATTAAGAGGACTAGGAGCTAAAAATCATTATTTTGAAGCTATTTGTTTTAGATGTGGAAGAATCAGAAAATTTAAAAAATTAAATCAACCGGAGGAAAAATCATGAGCAAATTTGAAATATACAAAGGCAAATCCGACTGGAGATGGAGATTGATAGCAGATAATTATAAGATCGTGGCGCAGGGCCAAGGCTATGCATCAAAAAGAAATGCAGAAAATGCAACATTAACAAAATGACCCATGAGGAACTGAAGCGATTCGTAAACAAGATCAAGGAGCAAAGCACAGTATGGGAAATCAAGAAGGATTCCAACAAGAACTACATCCACCCAACCCAAAAACCAACAAAACTAGCCCAGAGAGCAATATTAAACAACACAAAGAAAGGACAGGCAGTACTCGACCCATTTGGGGGTTCATTCAGCACTTTAATGGCCTGTGAGGAAAGAAAACGTGTTTGTTACACAATAGAGCTAGACCCGGACTTTTGCTCACACGGGATAGAAAGATGGGAAAACCATACGAAAATGAAGGCGGTGAAATTATGAAAAAATTTGAAGAATTAACAGATGAGTGGTTCAATAATGAAGATATAAAGGAAGGACTAGACGAGTTCATAAAAAATGAAGTAACCAATATGATTAAAGAATGGCAAAAAGATAAAAAACAATGTAAAAATAGAGAATGTTTAGCAGGACACTGTGCACAAATATATTGGTTTTGTGACTTTTTTGGTATAAAAGAGGCGGATACATTATGAGTAATTTTGATTGGAAGTTTGATTGGAGTAAAAAAGAATACAACGAAAGCCTAGATGAAGACATTACACACGAAAAAATAGGAAAAATTAGCCCAATGAAAGTCGGAAGTAGCATGCAAGACTTCCTAAACAGAGTATTTAATAAAAATAAAGAGGAAAAATCGAACTAAAATGGTCGAAAAAAGAGTAGAATATGAGGTTAATTCAATGGAATCGTTCAAAAAAGGCATGGAAATGATTAAATCTGGAGCTTTATGTCAAGTTGCGCGGTCGGATTTGCGAGTAAAACTTGACAAACTTGACAAAAACCATAGTTTTGGGCGGAAAAATTAACATGGCAAAGATAACTGAAAAGACATTCAAGGCGGCACTCGTAAACTCAGGCGGAAACCAAGCAAGGATAGCCGAGAAGATGGAGAAGACCAGACAAGCAGTAGGATTATTCTTAAAAAAGCGACCAAAGATGCGAGAGCTACTAGATTTAGAAGTTGTTAAATTGGTAGAAAACGCAGAAGATATAGTAGCAATGTCAATATTATCAAACAGAGATATAGACCAAAGCAAGTGGTTATTAACAAACTCCAAAGTAGGAAAACAAAGGGGATGGGGACAAAAGCAGGAAATAGAACACTCTGGAGAGCAAAGTATAACCTTTCAAGAAGTAATCATGAGTGATGAGACAATTAAGAAAATGAAAGAAGAATCAATTATGAAAATCAAAGATGATAAGAAAAATAACCTTAAGCCAAAAGCAAAGTGAGATCCTTAATACTCTAGATGATGATGAACACACAGAAATCTTTATGGGTGGCGCAGCCGGTGGTTGCGGAGTTGGTGTAACTAAGGTCAGAACCACCACTACCCTAGGGGAAAGGTTTCTAAAAGATATTAAAAAAGGTGAAATTGTGCTTACTTTTAATAAGAAAAAGAATATTCTGGAATATAAGCCAGTGTTAGAAACTTTTATAAATGGTGGTTCCGTTGGATGTATAGAGTTAAAATTAAAAGATGGAACAAAAATCAACTTCACACAAGCGCATAAATTCTTATTTGATGGAGAATGGGTTGAGATTGGAGAACTTGCCAGAGGAGTATTGGGTAGAAGTAAAAGAAACGAATGGTCGGTATTTGATAAGCAACAAAGGGAGATTAAAGACAATCAATTGGAAAAATTCTGGAAAGATTATGATAATGAACCCCGGGATAACAAAGAAGGGTTACTTGAGAACAACTATTGTTTTAAATACAGGAAAGGAAGGCGTACAAATTCACAGATTAGTAGCCAAAACATTTATTCCGAATCCGGAAAGCAAACCAGAAGTAAATCACAAAGATCTCAACAAACGAAACAATCAAATAGAAAATCTAGAATGGATGACTGGAAAGGAGAACTTCCATCATGCGGAGAAACTAGGAAGAATGAACCCATTTATGGAGAATGTAGGGAATCGAGCAAATCTTCAAAGGAAGCCAGGGAGTCAGAACGGAATGAGCAAACTAACCGAGCAACAGGTAAAAGAGATAAGGGAGAAATTCATCCCGAGGAAATACGGGAGAAAGAAGTTGGCAGTGGAGTACGGAGTAAAACCAAGTTGTATAAAGGACATTATAATAAGAAAAAGTTGGAAGCATGTGAAATAAATTTAAATGATATTTTAGAGATTAGATTTTATTGGCAAAATGAACCAATGTATGATATTGAAACAGAGAACGAATCCTATGTTTTGGCTAATGGGATAATTATTCACAACTCGAAAAGTTTTACAGGATGTTATTGGCAAATTAAACGAAGATTGAAGTATAAAGGTTCCAGAGGATTTCTCGCGAGAGCACGTCTTAAAGATTTGAAAGCATCAACACTCTTGACATTTTTTGAAGTTGCGAGTAAAATGGGGTTACAAATGGGTATAGACTATAATTACAATGCTCAGGCATCTTATATCACCTTCTCGAATGGAAGCGAAGAATATCTTAAGGACTTATTTTTATATCCAAGTGACCCTGAGTTTGTAAGTCTTGGTTCGACCGAGTATACTGACGGCTTTATTGATGAGATGGGTGACATTACTGAACAGGCGTACCAAATCATTCGAAGTCGTATGAGGTTCAAGTTGGATGAGTTCGGATTAATCCCAAAGATTGGGATGGGGAGCAATCCTTGTAAGACTTTTATTTATAGAGATTTTTATAAGAAGTGGCGAGACAACGAACTCGAACCCTTCAAAGCATACGTGCCGGCGAGTGTTTACGACAACCCATTTATCTCAGTGCATTATATCGAGAATTTGAAGAAGCTAGACAAAAAGAACCGGGAGAGATTGTTGAATGGGAATTGGGAGTATGATGATGATCCAACAAAGATATTCAACTACGACTCAATCGTTGATTTATTCACAAATGAGGCCAAGCGAGGAAAGAAGTATTGCATAGTGGACCAGTCAGGATTCGGAAGGGATAGTTGCATGGTGTCGATTTGGGATGGGTTATTTATTACTGAGCTTTTACAATTTTCAGAAGGGCTGTCGAGTAGTGAGTTGGATGAGATACTAACAAGCAGAACAATCCCAAGAAGTCATTGCCTAGTGGATGAGATTGGGGTGGGGTTCGGATTGAAGAAAGAAATGCCGGAGATTATCGGATTCGTAGCAAACGCGGCGCCACTAAAGAAAAAGAAGCAAAGCACGGATGATGAGGGGCTGGACAATTACAAGAACCTAAGAAGCCAGTGTTGGTTCGAATTAGCAAACCATGTTAACTCTGGGATGATTGGAATTTATAGGGAGCTGCCAATCAACATCAAAGAATTAATTATTGAGGATTTAGAAGTCATGAAGCAAATGGACTCAGACAAAGATGCGAAGATGAGAGTGATAACAAAGAAAGAGCTTCATGACTCGGCCGCACTTAGCAGGTCAACGGATGCAGGTGATTGTCTGGTAGGAAATACCAACGTATTAACCACAAATGGATATAAATTCATTAAGGATATTAATATTGGAGAAAAGGTAATAACTCCATATGGAAGCAGGAAAGTTTTAGAAGTAAAAAGGAAGAAATCAAAGCAAATTGTAAAAATAAAATTTAATAATGGTAAGGAAATTTATTGCACACCAAATCACAAGATTTATCTAAATGATAGTTTTAAAAAGGTTAAAGCCCTTAAGATGAGAGAGTACAAAGGAGAGATATTAAACACAAAAAATTTATTAAAATGGAGAATAAAGAGATTATTTACAAAGGAGAAAGATACAGGCTTTTATCCAGTGGAAGATATTATTACAAGAAAAGAAATGGAAAAATCGAAGCATTGCATAGAAGAGTTTATGAGGATTCAACAGGAAGACCAATCCCTAAAGGATACTCGGTTCACCATATTGACGGAAACCATTTCAATAATAATCCAAAGAATCTTACAATCATTGAATCATCGGAACATCAAAGGATTCATGCAAAACAAAATATCAAAAACATTAAAAAAATATGTGAATTCTGTAAAAAAGAATTTATTGACAAAAGTGTACACCAATGCGGTAAATATTGCTCAAACAAATGTTTTCAAAACGCAAAGTATAAAGAAAAAAGATATTTTGAAAGAAGAAATTGTTTATACTGCGGAAAAGAATTCAGCGTCAAAAAACAAGACTCAACCAAATGCTGTTCAAGAAGTTGTGCTGCTAAGCTTATGTGGGGAAATAGACGTTTATGATTTAAAGGTTCAAAAAGACCATTGTTATTATGCTAATGATATTCTTGTTTCTAATTGCTTAATGATGAGAATGTATTTTGAGATTAACCCAAACGAATCGGCGTGGGTTTTTACGGATCCAATTGACACCATCGAGGAAAATAACAAATTAAAAGTTTTTGGAGAAGGAGGCATAACAACAAAGGTAGTCGATGGCAAAGAAGTTCGAATGGTTAATGGGAGGATTCTCGTAGAATAGACGCTTAACGATTTTCGCAAGAAGGTTTATAAAATTATTTTAATTAGAGTTATTATCCAGACCAGCACTTCATCAAGGTTGCCCACCTTAATATCACATTCATGGAAAGAAAATCAGCCTCAATATTTTCAAACTGCCCTTGGGAAACGGGTAGTAAATCAGTTCTACAACCATTCGGCCAGCAAGCAAATCAGCACACAAGACAATCAATAGGACCATACAACAAAGCAACCGGCAACCCAAAACCAACTAGAAGCAATGCAGTGACCGTTTACGAAGAGACGAGAGACGGCCAACCCAAAGCATACATTCCAAACTTTTTCTACCGAGCACCATTCGGATATCCAAGATATAAAGACCTTAATTATTACAGACAACTAGCAGCCTCAATTTATGTGGATATGTGTGTGACAGCAATCATCGATGAGGTGTGTTCGATTCAATATGAAATCGTAGCAGAGGACCGAGCAGGAAACGAAGTACCAGGAAAGGATGCAGATGTTGAGAGATTGCAGGACTTCTTCGAGAACCCAAACACAAACAAAGAGTCATGGGAAATGATTGTGAGAATGATGTTGCCAGATTTACTAGAACTTAACTCCGGAGTCATGGTGAAGATTTTTAACATGTTTGGAGAGATGGTTGAGATTTGCGCAAGGGATGGAATGGCATTCACAAAGAATCCCGATCCTTATGGATTTTACACGACTAGGGCAGACTTAATTTTAATGAAGAACATTCTTGGGGAAGGAGAAGAGCAAACCCAAACAATGGAATATCCGGCAATCCAAGCAGAGATGACGGCTGAGGATGCGCATGAAGAGGGCGCGTACTTCCAATACGGATTCAACACAGGCGCCAGACCAATCCCATTCGGAAGGCGAGAGGTAGTGTGGTTTGAGAAGAAAGTTAGGACCGACAATTTATATGGCCGAAGCAGTATGGAAGTTTTGGCAAAGACGGTTCAGACATTAATCTACGCAGTGGAGAGTCAACTCGAATATTTCAACGACAACTCAATCCCTCCAGGAGTCTTGGGATTAGAAGGGATGAGTAGTGAGGATTTGACAGCGTTCGGACAACAGTGGATTCAGCAGCAAAAGGTGCAGGACGATCTGGGTAACTGGAAGAGAGCGAATCACAAACTCCCAATGGTTAACAAGATGCCAAAGTTCGAGAGATTAGGATTCACAAACCAGGAGCTAGAACTTATCGAAAGCCAGAAGTGGTGGTCAAAGCTAGTGTGGGGAGCCTTCGGGATTACAGCCACAGAACTAGGATTTTGTTATTCAGATGATACACAGGTTTTAACAGACAACGGACTCAAATATTATTGGGAAATTAAAGAAGATGATAAAATTGCCACCATAATAAATCAAAAAGAAATAGAATATATAAAACCAGATAAAATTCATACATTTGACGTTAAAGATAGAAACTTTCATTTTTATAAAAATAATTGTGTAGATGTTCTAGTTAGCGATAATCACAGAATGTATTATAGGACTCCTAAAAAAGAAGAATATAAATGTAGTCCCTCGAATGAAATAGATGTGGATACGGTTAAATTTCTACAAGGAGGACTGGGGTGGGAAGGGGAATATTTAGATGAAATCAACATACCCTTAGTAGAATATGAAAACAATAAAGATAAGGGAAGATATCAACAAACAACTTTTAATATAGATGAATGGTGTGAATTTTTAGGTTATTATTTGTCTGAAGGTTCTGTATTAAAGAAGATGAGAGAAAGAAAACAATTTCATGTTAAAATAGCACAAGTAAAACCAGAGGGTATTAAAATTATGAAACCATTAGCTGAAAAAATGGGATTCAGAAGAGAAAAGGTTTGCTGGACACTTAATAATAAATCTCTAGCCCTTTATTTGAGTAGATTTGGTGGAAGCTTAGAAAAGCATATTCCACAAGAAATAAAGAATTTACCAAAGCCACAATTAAGAATATTATTAGATGCCTTGGTATCTGGAGATGGTTCAAGAAGGGAAGGGGAAGATTCATTTAATTATTCATCCAGTAGTAAGAGATTAATTGAGGATGTGTTTGAAATATGTTTAAAATTAGGATATAAGGCTTCTATTTACGAAAGAGAATTTGATAACCCAAAATGGAATAAAACCTATGAACTTAATGTTAATATTTCGCAAAAAGAACCAAGAGTTGTTATATCTACTCAAAGATTTAATGAAAAATATACTGGAACAATGTGGTGTCCAAGCGTAAGAAACAGACCATTCATTACTTGTAGAAATGGAAAGGTAGGTATTCATTATAACACAGAAGATGCAAAAGGATCCGCAAACCAAATCGTACAGACAAGCGTAGCAAAGAAACGAATCATCTACCCTTTACTAAGATTAATCGAATACCACGTCAACACGGAAATCATCCCGGAGTTTGGAGTTGAAGGTGTAAGATACAAATACAAGATATTTGACATAGACGAAGAAACAAAGAAGTGGGGATTATACAAGTTGCAGACCGAATCAGACCTTAAGACAATCAACGAAGTGCGTAACGCAGAAGGATTAGATGATGTAGAATGGGGTGACAAGAATGTTGGAGAGAGAAGTCCAAATCAGGGAACGAACATAAACGTAGGGGATCCCCGACAACAGGACGCAGACAAAATCAATAGGGATAGCGCAAACAATCGTGACAAGATGACAGGCAAGCCGGCTAAAGGAGATAAGCCAAAGGATGTCAAGAAGGCATCAACCTCAGACTCACCAAACACACTAGGACCAGGAGAAGAACTAAGTCCATCCGAGAAGAAGCTAAAGAAGAACATCACAGACCTCCTAAAGGTCAATAAAAAGAAGGTGTTCGAATTACTAGAAGAACAAGGCAAGCCTGAACAATTACTACAGATTAAGGGAATAGACGATTTGCCAAGAATCATTAAGAAGATATTTGAGATTTTCACATTTAGAAAGGTAGTAGACGAAGTCATCAAAGTAAACTTTCAATTTGGATGGGACACCTCAGAGAAGCAAATAGACAAGAATATCCCAATGAATAACAATGCAGTTCAGTTTTTACAAGACCACACGTTCGATAATGTAAAGGGAATGACAGAAGAAATAGCAAACAACCTAAAAGCCGAATTAGGCAGAGGAATAATCAACGGGGAAGGGGTAACAAAGCTAAAAGCAAGAGTGACAAAAGTATTCAACGTAGGAGATAATCGGGCCGAAATTATAGCTATAACAGAAGTCGGAAGAGCAGAAAATCAAGGAAAACTACTAGCAATGAAGGGTTCTGGATTGGATATGAAAAAACAATGGTTGAGCGCACATGATGACAGAACCTCAGATATTTGTAAGCATTTAGATGGTCAGATAGTCGGACTAGACGAAGACTTTCATTATAAGGATTGGTCTGGACAAAGTCCTCCCTCACATCCCAGATGCCGTTCTGTTTTGCTGTTTTTAGAAAAAGAAGAAGATAGTATCAGTTCTGAATAAGAACAGAAACTTTTAAAAGGATAGATTTCTTATGTTGTTTATGAAATTCAAACCCGGAAAAGAAAATATAATGTATGGAAAACGACCACATAATTATAAGGGTGGAACTATCAATAAAGATGGTTATAGGTGCATAGAGATTAAAGGTAAAAAATATTTAGAACATAGATACTTGTGGGAGAAGAAATTTGGAAAAATACAAAAAGGCTTAATATTGCATCATTTAAACAACAATCCTTCAGACAACAGAATAGAAAATCTTATGTTAATGACACAGAAGGCACATTTGAAACTTCATGGAATACCCGGGGCTAATAAAATAGAAATTGATTTGGAATTAATGAAAAATTTATATTATGAAAAGAAGTGGGATTATAAAAAAATAGCAGACTTTTTTGGTTTTAAATCAAAATCAGCAATATATGATAGATTTAAAAAACTAGGATTAGAAGCTAGAACAAATACCGATTTAAAGACTGGATTTAAACATTCTAAGAAAACAAGAGAAAAAATAAGTAAGGCATTACGTAAATAGACAGAATAATACTTCTAAAATTTTGAAAGTAGATTTATAATAAAAAAAGAGTTAGACTGATTATGGATCAAGAAGCAAGCTTCACATTCACTACTCCCCTCAACGTAAATATAGTTAACCTGAAGGGAGAGGAGCACCTGTATGTTGAGGGAGATATTTCCACAAACGATATAGACTTCGTAAACGATATTATGACAAAGGATTGTCAAAAGTCTATGCAGAAACAAATTCTAGAAAGAAATATGAAATTAGATTTAGAACACGAAGCGTTTAAGGGAGATACTCATGAGGAAAAAGAAATTAACAAAACAAGGATCCCTGCAGGAAAGATAATCGATGCAACCATTAAAGATTTAGGCAAAGGAAGATACTCAACAAGCGTCAAGTGTGAGATCAATAGGTACAATCCAAACTATAAATCAATCAAAGGAAATCTAATAGAAAAATATTTAGATGCTTTCTCGGTGGCATTTCTACCAACCGACATCTCGTACGATCAAAGAGAAGGGAAATCAATTCGAATGCTTAATGATGTTACTCTATTAAATGTAGCAATGACAGGAAACCCATGTAACACACGGGCCCAAATGGCAGAAGTATTCACGAAATCAATGGATGCACTAGAAGAATATAAGAAAAGAAAATCACTAGATCCAAGCGTAGAAGGACAACTCGAAGTTAAGAGCAAATCACATTCAACCGTTAAATCGGAAGATATAACTAAATTACACACAAAAAATTCTAAGATGACAGATGACGAAAACGACAAAGAAACTGAAACCGACGAAGGCAGCGATGCTGGAGAAGGCGAAGGTTCGAATGACGTTGAAGGTAAATCAATTGAGATGCTTAAATCTATTTCAAACGAATTGAAGTCTATGAACGAAAAGTACGACGCTGTTGTGAAAGATAATGTTTCTATGAAGGAAGCTCAATCAGAAATGAAAGAGAACATTGCTAAGATTACAGATGCTTTAAAACAACCCGTACATAAGTCCTTGAACAACAATGAGAATGAACCAGATAAGAAAGCAGCTGAAGCTGATTTAAAATCTGTTGATCCTTTAGACCTTTGCTAAAATGGGACAAGCATTCACAGGAAGTACAGATGGCCTTGATTTTCAAGACGCCTACTTCCAATCGTTCGCAAACCTTAAGAGCAAAACCATGTATTGGGACCCAGTAAGTGGTGTGGACATGAGGCCAGAGGCCGGCATGAAAGCAACTACTACAACTCAGGGTGGAACTGGAACTGCAGGATATGCAATGATTCCAGTCTATTTATCTCCTTTGCTGATTGATCAGACGAGGAAGAGAACACCATTAGTTGAGCTAATTCCTCGAGTGACAAACTTGGGAATGTACGCTGACTGGAACGAGATAACTGAAAAAGGTGCTGCGTTTACAGCACTAGAAGATGGTGCATTTGGAGAAGCTAACGATACAATCGATAGGTACTCTACGCCAATCAAATTCCTTTATTCAGTTGGTCGAGTTACTGGACCTGCACGAGCAGCGCAACCTGCGTTCGTTCTTGAAGGCTTTCAGGGAACTGGTTCAGGGTTAGGCGGTAGTGCATTCGGAAACGTTGCAGCCTCTAACGCTATGCAATTAAGAGTCTTAACAGCGGCAAGAGCACTAAAGGAATTGGAAGAAAGTTTAATCGTTAATGGTGACGCATCCACAGACGCAACTGAATTCTCAGGTATCGTAAAGTTACAGAGTACAACAAATCAGCTTGATTTGGACGGCGCAGCATTAACATACAATGATATTGAAACAGCGGTTAGATACGCTATTGATGACTCGGGTAACCCTAAGTTAGCAATCGCTTCTAGCGCAGCACTACAGGACGTGCGAAAGATTATGTTGGATACATACCGATATTCTCCAAGCGATGTTCCTAATGGTATCTTACCATTTGGTGTACCAGCTGCTATATCAGTAATGACAATTGCTGGTCCAATACCAATGATTTATTCTCAATATTTGAGCAATACTTCAGGTGCTAAACAGATTTACTTCCTTGATACAGATTACATCGAGATGAGGGTTTTGCAGGATACAACATACGAAGCGCTAGGTAAAACTAACGATTCGGATAAGTTCTATCTAAAGCAGTACCAATGTCTAGTGATGAAAAATCCAAAGTTCAACGCGTTTATTGACAATATATTATAAATAACAATTTTATTTTTATTTTTTTATTTGAATTTTCTCGGTCGGAGAAAAAAAACATACGACAGTGCCAGAACAGGCATCCCAACTAAATCACACAGGAGGTAAAAAAAATAGCAGCAATAGATATAGATGATTGTACGGTAACAAACGACCCACAAGTTGGGTTTAATGTTTACAAGATAGTAACACCAGCAACAGCTGATGACGCAGATACGATTGACATCAGTTCACTTGTGGATATCTCAAAGATAGTATGCGCTTCAAGTTATGGAGCAACTGACGACTGGGAACCAATCCTAGTAATTACAGACGCGACAGGACTACTGATTCCAGGAGCAGCTGATAGCGAAGCAAGAACAATCTACGTAATGGGCCGTCTTTAGATTGCCGTTTTTGAATTAAAATGGTAGGACAAGGAATAGTAAGCGGAAACATGACTGGCGACCGAGTGTACAAAGACAAAGTTAAAGTTGAGGGAAATTTTAGTCGAAGTCCAGAGAGATATTATCTTGAATGGATGGGACGAAAGGTTGGTCTTAACGGAGATATTGATGCAGTGTACACAACTGAAATAGCTCGAGCAATTAGTACAGACTTCGAACTTTTGGGAGAAAATGCAGTTACAACTTGTAGTACGTATTCGGCAACGGACGCGGCTATGCTTTTGACAACAACTGCAGCTGATAACGATCAAGTGATTTTATTGCCACATCTAGACTCTGAATACTCGCCATGGACGGGAGTAAAATGGGGAACTGAAAACCAGGTAATCTGGGAAGCAGCAATAAAAACACCGGCATCAGTAGCGACAATTCTATTCTGGGCAGGTTTGAAATTAACAAACACACCCGTAATAGCAACCGACGATGACAAAGTATTCTTCAGATATTCAACTGACGATACGGATGCAGGATGGGTAGTTGAAAGTTCAATTGGTGGCACAGACACAGCGAAAGCAAGTGGAGTGACATGCGCGGCAAGCACAGTTTATCGATTTAGAATTGAAATAGATTCAGACCGAAAAGCACATTGTTACATCAATGATAAATGTGTAGAAGTGACTACAGCTTTGACAAATGACGTGGATTTAATTCCATACATCGGAATGCAAAACCTGGGAGCAGGAGCTAGAGTGTTGACAGTTTACTACGAGAAAATCTCTCGAGTGTTATTCGAATAAAATGGCGAAAGACAAATTAATCGAAGCACCAAAGAAATCTGAAGTAGCAACAGTCAAACCCGTAGAGCCTAAGGTAGAACCAAAACCAGTAGACAAACCAATTGAGCAACCCAAAGTATTAAAATTCATGAACCCCGGAAAGGCGATCAAGATTAAATTAATCGAAGGGAACAAGTTCAGATGGATAACATTGAAGACTGGAGAAGAAGTGGAACTATCACAAAGAATCGCTAAAAGGAACAATCTCGTAGAAGTTAAATAAACAAACTTTTTTTTATTTTTTTTATTTATTTTTCTTGTTTTAAGAAACAAGAGGTCGAGGGACCTTAAGTCAACTAAATGGAGAAACAAACATGTCAAAAATAACAAAGTACAAAATATCGGCAACAATTGCAGCAGGTGCGACCT